ACTCCTGAAGAAAAGATAAGAGATGAGGAATTACGAGGCCGATCACAGTATAGAGATTGGAAGCGAGACGGGTATTTAATATCATCCGCGGGTAATGTTGTCAGGCGGCAATTAGTTTTTGAAAAGCTTAGGGAGCTAGATGAACTATATAGAATTAGCGATCAGCCGATCGCTATAGATAGATGGCAGGCCGATCAGTTAATTGAAGATTTAGAAGCAATAGATTTTCAAGTTTTCGCTTTCGGGCAAGGCTTCAAGTCGATGAGCTTACCAACAAAAGAATTTGATATGGCGATCAAAGATGGTTTTTTATTGCATGATGAAAACCCTTTGATGACTTGGCAAATTCAAAATGCGGTTGTGGCAGAAGATGCACACGAGAATATAAAAATAATTAAAAAAAGCGGAACGCGGGAAAAACTCAAACGCTATAAAGTGGACGGCGTTGTTGCTTCAGTTATGGCTATTGATTGCGCTATGAGATATCGAGGCGGATCGTTTGCTGAGTCAGGATCGAAAATTGCAGTTGTCACACTCTAACAAGATGATTGTGGTATAATGTAGCCTAGTGAAAAATTTTAATGCTAGGCGAACATGTGGCCATTTAAGAAAAAAGAAATTTCATTTTTGTCGTTGGCGAATTCGATTTGGGGGGAGGTCGGCGGGGGTCGCTTGTCCGCTGAAACATCGCTACGTGTTTCAGATATTTATGCTTGTGTCCGTGTGTTGTCTAATACCCTGTCGTCCCTCCCTCTCTCCCTTCATTTTGCGGACATAAACAAAGGAAAAGCGATCGATCATCCTTATTATAACCTCTTACACCGAAAGCCTAACCTGTGGATGACGCCGTCAGATTTTAAGCGGGTGATGTTGATGCACCTTGCTTTGAAAGGGAATTTTTATTGCCATAAAAATATTGTTGGCGGTATTGTTCGTGAGTTAAATCCAATAAATCCTGATAGCGTGGAAGTAAAGCAAGATCCCGATCTCGTGGTACGCTATGGTGTGACTTTCAAAGACGGATCGAAATCTTGGTTTACTACAAAAGAAATTCTACATATTAAATCACTTTCCTTGGATGGCGTTGTTGGTCTTAACGTTGTTGAGCTAATGTCCTCAATTTTTATGTATTCGCGTGATGCTCAAGATTTTCAAGATAGAATTTTAAGAAATGGGGCGAAACCTTCGGGGATGCTCGTTTTTCCGAGTGACTTAAAAGATGACCAATACAAAAAAGAAGTTGAGCGCATAAATGCGGCAGCCAGTGGGGACAAAGTCGGCTCAACTATGGTGTTAGATCGCGGGGTTGAGTTTAAAAAAATCTCATTATCCGCATCCGACATAATGTTACTTGATAGTATGAAGCTAACAACTTCAAAAATATGCGGAGTGCTTGGCGTACCTCCGCACATGATCGGTGAACTCACAAGGTCGACAAACAATAATATTGAGCAACAAAGCCTTGAATATTATGTTCATGGAATTTTGCCGTACTGCGTGATGATTGAGGACGGTTTGAATACAATGCTCGATGCTCTTAATGACGGGGCAAGATATAAATTCAAATTTAACGCGGCGGCCATTCTTAGGGGCGATTATAAAACACGAATGGAAGGCCACCAGCTAGCCATTATCAACGGGATGATGTCACCTGATGAAGTTAGAGAGCTTGAAGACATTGCACCACGTAAAGACGGCTTAGGGGGCGTGTATTATTATCCTGCAAATTTATTGCCAGCAGGAACAAAGCCAAAACAAGAAGAATCAAAGGTATAAAATTAGATGATTAATAAATTTCTTGATTACCCCTTAGAGATCAGATCCATGAATGAGCTAGGGGAATTTTCCGGCTATGGTACTGTTTGGGGCGCGGTCGATGCTTACAATGAAACCTTGTCAAAAGGTTCTATCAAAAAAAGTTTGAAAAAGAGAAAGCCGGCCATGTTATGGCAGCATGACGCAAGGCAACCCGTCGGCGTTTGGTCATCAATGAAAGAAGATGATCACGGGCTAGCACTCGAAGGTAAGCTAGTATTAGATGCAACGCTTGGGAAAGATACATATGCATTAATGAAAAGCGGCGCGGTATCAGGTCTTTCTATAGGCTTTATGCCTAGCAAATGGGATGTAGACCAAGAGAAAAAAGGTTTAATCAATTATACGGAAATTGATTTGTGGGAAATATCCATTGTTACCTTTCCGGCTTTGCAAAGTGCTACAATAGAAAACGTGAAAAGTTTTTTTGGTGAGGCAATGCCAACCGAAAGAGATGTGGAAGCATTCCTGCGAGAGGCAGGACTGAGCAAAACCCAAGCGATGACGTTTATCAGCAAGGGTTATAAAGCGTGCTTGAGGGATTCCGGCAGCGATGAAGTAAAGACGCAAGAACAAATCTTGCAAAATATAAACTCGTTGTTAGGGAAATTTAAAAAATGAGCACCGAAATATTAAGCGCGATCGATGCAATTGGTCGCAATTTTGAAGACTTCAAGAGGAACAATGATGATCGCTTAAAAGAGATTGAGAAAAAGGGATCGGTTGATGTCTTACTTGAAGAAAAAGTAAACAAGCTATCAGAAAAGTTAAATCAACTTGAGCTTGAAAAGCAAAAACTTGAAGAGGAAATTCAAGCAAAAGGCAGAATGCAGGTTCAAGCTTCGGCAGGTGAAAAGTCTCAGCATCGAAAAGCATTTGAGCTATTTTGTCGCACTGGAGAGATTAGCCAGTTAAGAGGCTTTGAGCAAAAAGCAATGACTGTTGGGACTCCTTCGGCAGGTGGATACCTCGTACCTGATGAGTTAGATCAAACGATTCTTAATTTGATGAAACCCTTTTCTCCATTAAGAAGGCTTTGTAATGTAATTTCTGTTGGTGGTGCTAACTATAAAAAGTTAGTGAATACTCACGGGTCTAGTTCTGGGTGGGTTGGTGAAACAGACGCAAGATCGGCAACTAACACGGCGGTTCTTGCTCAAGTAACTCCATATATGGGCGAGATTTACGCAAACCCTGCCGTTTCTCAAATGACATTAGACGATTCAGTTTTTAATGTTGAAGACTTTCTCGCGGAAGAAACCGCTTCAGAGTTTGGCTATCAAGAAGGGGTTGCATTAGTTACAGGTAACGGAACAAACAAACCAAAGGGCGTCGCAGGCTATACTTTTGCATCGACCGATGATGGAACTCGCGCCTTCGGCGAAGTTCAATATGTAGCAACTGGCGTTTCTGGTGATTGGGCAGCATCGGCAAAAGCTGACATTTTTCTAAGCCTAATCGAAAAGTTCAAGGAAGGAATGTTGGAAGCCGACGCCGCATGGATTGCCAAAGGGACAACTTTAACCTCGATAAGAAAGTTAAAGGATGCTCAAGGGCTTTACTTGTGGAATCCTTCGCTTGCAGAAGGCCAGAAACCGACTTTGTTTGGTTTTCCCGTTGTCCAAGTCGACGCATTAGCAGCAATAGGAGCCAACAGCTATTCAATCGCACTAGCGAACTGGAAGCGAGCCTATACTATTGTTGACAGAATCGGCATTAGAACGCTTCGGGATGAGTACACAAATAAACCTAACGTTCATTTTTATTCAACCAAACGCGTAGGCGGTATGATTGTTGATAGTGAAGCGGTTAAGTTTATTAAGTTTGGCGCATCCTAATAAAAAAAAGGGGGGGCAATCCCTCCCTTAATTTTGAGGTCATGAAATGGGAACATTTGTAACAAAAAATTTTGGTGAAAGCGGTGACGTTTTTGTAGTCGGCGGGGAGCTAAGTGTAGCAGCAGGTGGAAAGATTACCGCGGCAGGAACACAAGCAACTCATATTGCTGATGCTTCGGTGGCTCATGCTTTGAATGCAACTTTTAGCGATACTGAAGTTGAAGGCGCATTAAACGCATTAGGGACAAAGATAAATGCAATCTTGGCAGCCTTAGAAGGCGCGGGTATATTGGCCAGCTCATAGAGAGGTAGGACATGATAAGAGGATTTGAGGATCTATCTATAAAGAAAGTTAAGGCAGCAAGTGCAGCGGGTCAAACTGCGATCACCAGTGATATTGTGGATCTGCAAAACTTTGGCGGTGTTCTTTTTTTAACAACCGCTGGAACTATAACCGCGGGCGGTGTTCAATCTATTAAAGTTGAAGAAGGTGACAACTCCGCATTGTCGGATGCGGCGGATGTTTCAGGTCTTTCGATTACTATCGCAGACGATGACGACAATCAAAGTTTCGTTTTAGACTATAGAAAGAAAAAAAGATATGCACGGGCAAGCATTACACGGGCGACTCAAAATAGCGCGTTTGGTGAAATATACGCGATACTTTACAACCCTAATTTAAGTCCTGTTAATAACAATGTAACTGATACTTTCACGGTTGATAGTAATGTTTAGTGTAGTCACACCATCATCAAACGAGTCCATCAGCTTACAAGAGGCGAGATCGTTTCTTTTGCAAGATCCAGATATTACAGATCAGGACATGATGATTCAATTGATGGTGGCTTCGGCTACAACACAAATAGAGGCGGCGACGGGGCGATCTGTTATCAATGCGACCTTTCGACAGAGTTATAAAAATTTTGTTGATATGGAGCAATTTTATATGAGTCCTGTCTCCTCTATTAGTAGCGTTAAATATTTTGATGCTCAGGGGATTGAGCAGGTTTTAAGCTCGGATGTTTATGAGCTTGTAAAAGATGAGCCTGCTTCTATAAGGTTAAAAAAGGATCAGTCATGGCCGCTCGTCGATGGTCGCGATGATGGAATTAGAGTTGAGTATATAGCGGGCTATGGGGAAAATCATGAAGATGTGCCACCTGTGGTAAAGCTTCCCATTTTAGTTGTTGCGGCTTGGTTGTTTGAGAACAGACAAGGGCAGGAGTTCCCAATTAGTACATTAAGGGCGCTATGTTCAAGTTTTGTGGTACCACGGGCGAGGCCGTTATATGCAGTTTGAAAAGATGAGCACTAGGATCGAATTGCAGAAAATGACTCAAACAGTTGATTCAAGCAGTGGGGAGCCAATTGATCAGATTGTTTCTTCTAGTAATGTGTGGGCAGAAATCAAACAGCCAAGAGGAGCCAACAGCCTTTCATCTGTAGCAGGTGGTGAAGTTGGGCTAGGGCTACAGAGTTTTATTATTAGGTATCGTGACGGCGTGGATGTTGAATCTTATCGAGTAAAAGATAAGCAAGGGTATATTTGGCGCATTGTTGATATTCCTAAAATTATAAACCGACGGCAGGGGTTAGAACTTGTCTGTCAATACACGGGCAAAAAATGAAAACTATTTTAACCGCTGAGATTGCGGAGTATCTAAAAGGAATTACAGCGGTTGCGGCTTTGGTTGAAGAGCGCATTTATACAAAGCAATTGCCAGCCTATAGGGTAATGCCTGCGGTTGCAGTTGTTAAAGTATCTCAAACTAGTGCGGATAGCCACAGTGGGACTATTGGGGTTTATTCCTCTATTATCAATCTGTTTGTTTTTGCTCGCTCGCTTGCGGAAGTGGAAGAAATAAAGCAGGAGATCAACGATGCGTTAGATGGGCTAGTGTGTGAGGAAATGGACGGGATCGATCCAGCGTATTTTTCGCTTATCAATGATGCTGATTATGAAGAATATGAGCTATTGGAAGCAGATGAATGCGCGGGTGTGTTAGAATACGAATGTAATTGGAGCTACTCCGAATAACTATTTTTTTTGGGAATTAGAAAATGAGCGTAAAACTTGCAAAGGGTACAAAATTCTACTGGGGCGATGGCGGCGCGGGTGCGGTTAAAGCTTCTAAGGTTCATGGAACTTCAACAGCGCAATTAACCTTTACCGCTAAAACTGCGGGCACTGCTGGTAATAGTATAACCGTGGCAATTGTAAATCCAGGTGGAACGGCGGCACTTAG